GCAAGTAATCCAACAGCACCTTTTGCAACTATTTTAGTTAATGATAAAGCAAATCTACCAAGAGAAGTTCCAAAAAGTAAATAAAGTGATAAAAGTTTGGGCCAAGTATCTCCCAAAAATCTACCAATTGCCTTTACCTTATCAGCATTTTTTTTATCACCAAACCATCCTAATAGTTTATAGACAACTCTTCCAAGAAAAACTGTTACGAAGAAATCAATTATTCTATCAAGTATGCTTTTAACTGGTGCTATTACTTGTTCTGCAGCAGACTTTAATCCTTCAAATTTCTTTTCTAAATTATCTTCAGCAAGTCCTCTTTTTTCTTGTTCTGCTTTTCTTCTATCAAAAGCAGCAGTATTATCAAGTGCTTTTTTTCTACCTGCTAATATTGCTGCAATAGAAGCTACTGATACAGAAATCTTTGTGATACTATCTTCTACATTTGATGTTGAACTTCCTGGTAGTTTAGCACCGATATTTTCTCCACTAATTCTTGTGCTTTGACTCTTTGATATATTTTTAAGACTTGTAATTTTTCTAGAATTATTATTAGCAATCTTTTCTATGTTAGCAACCGATGCAACAAGTTGTCTTACACTACCAATAAGACTTATATTTGTTTTTTGTACATTGATAATATTTTTAGAAAAATCAACAAAACTTCCCTTCTTAAAACTTTCCGCAGAGAGTAAAGTTTTTTTGAGTTGTGAATCTAGATTTTTTAAATCGTTAGAATCGGGCATTGCTCATCTGTTGTTTTTGTTTTAACTCTTCCTCTTCAAGATGCTGCTGAAGTAGTCCAACATAAACATCTCTTTCCCAGGGAATCATATTTTCAATTTCCCATAATGAATATTTATGATACTGCATCAAAGAAAAGTTCAGACGAAAATAATTCTCAAGGTCCATATGGACCATTCCTATGCGAAAAAACTTGCTAACCCTTCTAAAACAACTTCACTTTCAACTTCTGTTTTTGGATTTTTAATTTTGATGGTATGGGAGAGTTTAGGCATTGTCTCAAAGAACTTTTCAATGTCTTTGAATTGAGAAGAATTCATTGAATCTAAAAATTCAGTAACTTCTTTTTTTGTTACATCAGAAGTAACCCAAACTTCATCTGCAGTGTAAATCTTATCAATGCAAGATGCAATAAGATCAAAAGATTGATCCATAGCATTTCCACCCTCAAAATCAAAATTATTCTTAATGAATTGATCCAGTGATGGATACTTCATTTCCATCATAACTGAATTATCAATCTTAATTTTTTTCTCGTGAGTTTCGTTTTTCTGAACCTTAATATCATCAAGAACTATTTTTACAGGAACTTGAGTTTCACCATCATCAGGACAAATAATATTAACTTCTAATTCTTCTCCAACAGACTTACCACGAATGTTAAGGAACAAGAATTCAATATCAAAAGTAGGAAGTGTTTCTACTTTAATATTTTTGGTTATGATACAGTTTTTAATTACTGTTTTTATTGCGGTGGTAATTTGCTTTGTGTCTTCACTCTCAAGAGCAATGACTAAAAGTTTTTCTTCTCTAACTAGAAATGGTCTGTATTGAATAGTCTCTTCAGTTGAGGGCAATTCAAGTTGATATGTTGGTGTAGCAATTTTTGGTAAAGGCATAATATCCTATAATGATTTCAGTATGATTATTTATTAGGTCTTTAGAAGAGGTTTAAGTTTGCTGCGGTTGCAAAATCAATTTGTGAAGCACCAGCACTATTAAAAGGAACACCACCAGGAGTGATATTTCCAGTAACACTACTTAAATCTATATTAGAATTGAATGCTTGAGTATTAATTTGTGCAAGTTGCTGTGGTGTTGCAGTAAAATTCGGGCTAGAAGGATCTCCAGTAGATTTTGTAGTAGATTGTGGTTCTGCTTTATTAGATCCCTGTATTAAAACATATCTAATATAACTCATAGAAACTGTACACTTAAGTAAAGAAGAAGCATCGTATGAAACCGGCATTGAATTGATACTAATTGGGAAAGATCTTATAAACTTATATTCTAATGTTTGTGTGTAGTCTCTTTCAAATTTTGTAACAGTTAATCCATCTGCTGTGTATCCATTTTTTCCCTCAGGATACCTAACTCTATAAAAATATTCCCTATCTTCCGATCCAGCATTTTTATCTGCTTGTTCTCCTATACTTTCGTCTACAATATACTTCATCCAAGTTTCAAAATATCTAATTGGGAGATAACTACCAACTTCATCAGCATTAACATAAAATGTTAAGTCAATACGATCATCATAAACTCTTCTATATGCATGTCGTTCTGTTACACCATGAAAATTATCATTAATCTCAAAGGTTGCTAAATTGGACCCAGGAAGAGTTGCCTCTGAGCACAACAAATTTAACTTTCCTTGATTTAAAGTAACACCATTATCTTTTAAAAATTTATCAAAGTCACCGCCAATTGGTTTTGGAATTGTAACAGCAAAATGAGAAGTAAGTGCAGGACGAAGTAAGTTAAGTTTAATATCTGCTATTTTTTTGGGAGTGGGAGTAACACTAGCCATTTATAAATACTTTTTGATCTTTATATATTATGTAGTAGAGATAATGGGAGAAAGTTTAAAGAGTAGATATAAACCATCATACCCCCAAAAATATATTGGGGACTCAAATAATATTGTTTGTAGAAGTAGTTGGGAAAGGAAATTCTGTTATTGGTGCGATCTAAATGAAAATATAATTGCGTGGGGTTCAGAAGAAATTCGTATCAAATATTACGATCCAGTAAAGAAAAAAGTAAGAACTTACTTTCCAGATTTTATTATCAAAGTAAAAGAGCAATCTGGAGAGATTAAAAAATATATTATCGAAATCAAACCACAAAAACAAACAGTGGAACCAAAACCTAGAGCAAGAACAACTAAATCATATCTCTATGAGGTTTATACATATGTAACCAATCAAGCAAAGTGGCAAGCAGCAGAAGAATTTTGCAAAGATAATATGATTGGGTTTCGTATTATCACGGAAAATGATTTAGGTATCAAATAATGGCAGAAGGTTTCGGACAATATGTTGGTGTTCCTCCAAGAATGAGAGAGTTAAGAAAAAGAATTGACGAAGAAGGAGCACGAGATCCAGAAGACTTAATGTTGATTATTACAGATGTATTAAAGGAAGAAGTATTGTATCCAGAACCAGGAAAGTTTTATACGTTCATTTATAATCCAAAGACACCAAACATTGAGTATGACCAACACCCTTTAATTGCTTGCACCTCATTAGAGAGATGGGGATTTAAAGCAATCAATTTTCATTGGAGACAAGGAAGACAATATACCTGGGAAGAGGTTGCAGGGAAACTTCATGTTGTAAGATATGAAGAACTTGATGAGTTAATATCTATAAATTATGCAAAGTTCCGTCTAAATAAATAAAGGATTTTTGTTTAGTAGCATATTCAATGGCTTCATTTACTTGTCCACCTGGTTCTATTTGTCCTCCTTCAGCAGGTGAGCCGATAGGTGCAAATAAAACTAAAATTTTTTATTCTACAGCAACAACAGTCACTCAGGGATCTGATGGTAAAGTGAATGGGGCCGAAAGAGTTTTGTATATTGATAAAAATGGCAGTTATCAACCAGCAGCTATATCAAAAGATGGAGGAAAAACCTATAATTTTTCAGATCCAAAATACCCCTTGATGGATGGAGTTGCTGGTGCAGATTTGCAAAAGGATCTTAATAATCCTGCATCAGGAATACACAAAAATGTTGATGCTGGAATTGCAAAAGTTTTACCAAAGGCAGGGATTCCACCAACGCAACAGCAATCTGTAGTTGCTGCAACTGCAAATCAAGCAACTACTGGTGAAATTGATAGTTCCATTCCTGGAACTGGAGAATCAGTATCTGGAACATTTGATAAGAAAGATCAATTTGGAAATTTAAAATATCCTGCCAACTTGGCCGATAAACAGCAAGATGTAATTAAATTCTCAATGTTAAAATATTTACCCTCTGGGGTGGGAGCAACTCAACCTGGAGGAAAGTCAGCTAGAGGAGGATTAAAGGGTGGAATTCCTAAAGGTAGAGAAATAATAGGAACTGCTGTTCTTCCAATTCCCAATGGAATCTCTGATTCTAACTTAGTTAATTGGGGAGAAGATGACATGGATGCCGTTAAGGCTGCTGTGGCAGCTGCTGCTTTTAGTGCTATTACAGGTGGTTTTAGCAAAGGAATGGAAAATGCTGGAGCATCTTTGCAAGCATTTGCTAAGGATCCTGCAACCGGAAGTTTCGCAGCAGGCACGTTTGCTGCTGCAGCTGCGGGTGGTGAAGGTTCAAAATTATTATCAAGGGCAACTGGTCAAGTCATAAATCCCAATTTGGAACTTTTATTTAATGCACCACAATTAAGACCTTTTAGTTTTACTTTTAAATTAGCAGCAAGGAGTAAAGGAGAAGGGCAGACAATTCTTAAAATTATAAATTTTTTTAAGAGAGGAATGTCTCCAATTAGAACAGATGGTAATTTGTTCTTAAAATCACCCAATACCTTCGCTATTGAATATTTGCATATGGGAGCAACTAATCCCAACATAGGTAGAATAAAAGAATGTGCTCTACAAAGTGTAACTACCAGTTACACTCCTGAGGGGCAATATGCAACTTTTAGTGATGGTGTGATGGTTTCTTATCAAATTACAATGAGTTTCACAGAACTTGAGCCAGTATTTAATGATGATTATGAAGGATTATCCGGAATAGGTTACTAAAATGTCAAGTTATTTTCAAAGAGTTCCAGATTTCAATTATGTTAGCAGGCTTCCTGATTCTAAAATAGGAGATTATGTTCGTGTAAAGAACTTATTTAAGAAAGGAAAAATTAGAGAAGACATCTTTCAGAATGTTGCCTTCTTTGAGAAGTATAAAATCGTTGGAGATGAT